CTGCATGGTTGGCGATTGTGGCAGCACTCTTCGAGGTCTTCTTCTCTTCGAAGTCTGCAAGTGAAGCGTCCATAAATGCCTGGTTATGTGCCTTTTTAAGTGGAACATGCTTAAGAAATTCTTGAAGCATGAACTCACTAAAATTGCTAGCATCCATCAATTTCCTAGCTTCAACAGCTGGTTTTGAGAACCGCAATCTTTTCCTTGCACCCATAATAAAAGTGACAGTGTCGCTTCCTTTGTGCTTTGGATATATGGTTTCAAAGCGTTCAGCAGCGTTGGTCAGCTTCTTACCCATATTCTTGCTATGCATGTCGGTAAATTGCTCACTAACGAGATAGCCCATACGTTTTTCGCGATGTTCTTTCAGCCTAATTTTGTCATGCCATAAAGCTCTAACACCCTCAAGATTGCTTCTAGCAACGTGGGTTTTAAAAGGTTCAATTTGCAGAGCTTCATCCACGTCTATTTCATCAGCCACGTCAGCAACCTGCCCAAGAAACAGCATTGTTTTCAACCAGGGGTCACCACTGACCTTCTCCTCCACAACTCCTAAATTTGCGCCAATTGTTGGCACTAGCTCCTCGACAAAATTTGGCTCACCGGGCAATAAGCTACGGAGATTGTCAATAGATGCAGTGCAAGTGAGAAATCGTCCAAGTGAGCGATTACTAAAAATCTCGGCTATGAGGTGCTTTGAGCAACCCAAATTTGTGATGAAGATTATTCGCTTGCGTGCACGGGTCAAGGCTGTAATCCAGCGCCGTTCACTAGCCAGTTTTGAAGCCTCAGAAATGACCACAGCTACGCAATTGTAAGTCAAACCAGTACTCTCCCCGAAAGTCTGCACTACTTTATCAAGCCCTACGAGTGCACGTACAGCCTGTTTCTCAATGAAGCTTGAAACTAGGTAGCATTCAACGTCTACTTCCTGTACTTGCTCGATCCCTTCAAGTATTTCAAAATCCTCAAAATCGGCCTCATCAGTGTTCAAAAGTGTGCAGGGCAAGCGTCCCGCAAAATTTGGGTTCGAGAATCTATAGCTCCTTGTAGCATATCTGAACTGTATACCTTGTAAGATTCTCTGATGGTCCGGTAACAGCCCCTCAAAAACACCTCGGTCCTTAGCGTTATCATAGTCACTCTGGCATGGGTCACCTAACAAATGCAGAGAAATGCCATCCGTTAGTTGGCTACTCACAAGATCAAAATAGCCAGGGGGGTATAGCTGAAACTCATCAAAAATGATCGTGCTACCTCTTTTAACGTTTACCATATGATGCAGAAATTTTTCGAAAGTTAAAATGGTTATAGAAGTCGAAGTCTCAACGCTCTGAACGAGCTGGGTCATCTGCTCAGCTAAGCTACGCCTTGGAGCAACGAAAATACATACACCTAGCCCTTTTTCTAAAGCCTTGCACAACAGTGTACTTTTCCCACAACCAAAAACTCCACAAATAACATTTAAAGTACGTGGTAGCAGTGAAGTTGAGCTGATCTCAAACCTTTCCCTGTTGTTAAAAAGTTTTGAGCTCACAATCCCGGTACGGCCATCAAAAAGTGACTCTGCTAGCTTTTGCGCAGTGTTGGAGCATACTTCAAACAACACACCTGTACCTGCACAATTGAGAACCAACCTACCATGTGGGCTCGCTTCCACCACTTTCAAGCAGGAGCTAACAGTTTCTTTCCTGCGTGCACTCTTAAATGTAAGATGACTGTTAGCTAGTTCAAAATCCAAAGCAAAGGTCCCAGATGTAGGATAAGTGAAAACCTCTGACCCACATAAAACTCGTGCGTCAATCTGGAAACACTGGAAAATAGGCTCAAGTAACTCCAAAGTTAACCCAACACCCCCAGTAGCTATCTGAAAGATATCAGAGTGCTGCGGCCTGCTCAAAACCTTGAGAATATCCCCGCGCTTTCGGCCAAGCCCATGTTCCAAAGCAATCAATACACAGTCGTTGGTAGGATACAGGAGATCGAAGTGATTCCCGTGATGCAAAACATCGACCCAAAAATTTGCGGCAGTGCATGTGCTAAATTTGCGAACCTCATTCAATTCTGGAGAGAAAAACCTCACTTTAAGACCCAAAAATCTAATTGTATATGCTATAACTCCGTCTGAAACGGGTCCATTACCTTGACACTCCAAGAGATCACTCTCCAAAACCTTAGAATCTCTTCCCATCTCTTTTGCTATTGTCCGACGTAAGAGCGAGGCTTCTAAATTGGTGAAAGGCTCCATACAATGGAAGAAGCAACTCCCATCGCCGCGTTGCGGTTCAATGCGCCCATCAGGTGCTTTACTCATATGACTGCTTAATATGGTGACACCGTACTGCTCCCAAGTAAAGGATGAATCCACGCCGGCTCCTTTCTGCACCGTAGGTGCAGCAGTCTCAACGACCAGAGGCTCCCCTTGACGGAGTTTCCTAAAAGTCATTATGGTACAGCCTGTGGAACTTTTTGATACCTTCCACTTGTGCTCATGTAATAAACTAGCAGGCATCTCAAAGCACACAGGCCCAAGTAGAGCCCTTTCCCCACAGCAGCCCAAACCTTGAAGATGAACCCTGGAAGTACCACGCGTTTGGAAAAGGTATGCTGGGGTCCCCTCCTCAAAGACACCCCCATCTCTATTACAGTACTCAAAAGTGCTGTCAAGATCGAAAACTTGAGCAAAGCAACAGTCATAAGAACCGGGTTGTGCCCCATGCAGCTCTAAGAAACTGTCAAAGAAATCAAGCCACCTGAGTTGTTGGCAACCCAGAAACCCACCAACATCTGTAGCCTGCGGCTCCTTGACATACCACCCGGCTCGGCACCCAGGTAACTGATCAGGAAACTCTAGCTCAAGAGCCTCGTAGGCTAAAACGTTAAGTACAGCAAGAGTGTGATCGCATGAACAACTAAGATCAGCAATCTGAGCAGGTAGATTTAGCTCAAAGTCACAACTTTCCGATTGTGCTGTGGAATCACATGGTGTGGAAACAAAAGCAGCGCTCGCACGCGTACAGTGAGCAGGAATTTCCTCTGCGACACCCTCCTTAGGAACTTTGCTAGTTTTATCAAACTTTGGAGCCGCTGCGGAAATAACTAGCTTATTCCAAGCGAAGCTTCCGAGCAAGTCAGCAACAACTGTGCTATATGTTTCATCCAGAGCTTTATAACTTTTCGCTTGGTCGGGGTATGCGCAGATATAGCGCTCATAAGATCTAACGCGCATACAAAACCAAGCATAACCAATAGACCTAAAGCTCTTCAGCCTACGTTTCCAATCGCTGTGCCTCATATGCACATATTTGTTGTAAGTCGCAAGACATACGTCCCAACCTGCAAGTTTAGAAGAGAACCAGAGCAATCTAGATGCTTGCATGAAATCTGTATAATCACCCAGTTCGCAATATTGGACCATTGAGAATGAGAATGACCACTCTCGTGAAATAGCTCGCATCAGTTGGAAAACTTTCTGCGCATCAATAACAGGGTAATCACAAAAAGGGCCAACGGTGTATGCAGCACCTATCCTCTCACCATTTGCACCACCACCCCACTGCATCTCTAGTGCCCGGATTGTATCGAAATCCTCGTCTCTGGGCATCTCTTCATCCCGTGGGAAGAGCAGTTGGTGCAACCTCATGTCATGGACGACAGCTTTGATTTTAAAAGTGTAAGGGCACATATGCTCTACAAACTCATCTAAAGACCTGATCCTAGCAACATCAAAACGTGCGGCAACATACTTTGGAAAAAAAGTTGTTAGGAATCCCTTAAACTTTTCAAAGATTGCTACCTGGAAGAAACTAGCTCCAACAGGGGTGTCAATTACCATTTTGCTGAACTCTGTCATAAATTTAATTTGATATCCAGTGGGCTCAGGCATGATCTGTGAGAGTTTCGCCATAGCAGACTGTAAATCAGGCTTTTGCAAGGTCCTCAAATACCGGTACACCCTACTAATGACAGGATATGGTACCGCAATGCAGGGTCCCAATGATCTGAACGCGATATTTGGCAAGCCACGACATGTGGTTGCATCAAAGTTGGAGAAAGAATTAGTTGGGGCCCGAACAGCCTCACCAGCGGTGATTGAAATCAAGTGGTGACAGAAAGTACTATGCACAACATCAATGTGGTAAATGCTCCCATCTAGAAGCTTGAGCGTACCTACTTTCAAATAAAAACAACCACTCAATGGCTGTGTATAGCTCTCAGTGCGCACACCATCAGGGTAAAAGATCAAATCGTCGCCCTCGACGTCGAAGTCATAACACCATTTATTGAGGCTAAACTTAACTCCTTTGAGCAGCTCAGGAGGGTAGACCACAGTACCAAGAACTTTTTCAGGTTTGACAGCTGAAAGGAAGGTAACCAGGTCCCTCTCACACCAGTAGTGCAGCTCGTCATGTAAGAACAGTCTCCTGGGTTTAACTGTGATACAATGCGGTAAAAGTTTCCGCAATCCGGGACCTAGGTGCTTAAAACCATCATATCTATTGAAACATTGCTCAGCTGTTATACTCAAATGGAAATCATTGGGGTACCTTGTTCTATCTGCGCTTGTTACATAACGATTGACCAATTCAACCATACTCAAATTTTGATGCCGAGCGCGCAAGAAGTTCAATTTACTTTCTTTTATCCCAACAAAAAGGAAAGAATTATCTAAAATACTAGGTAATACTCTGTACAATAAGTGGTTTTCGAGGGTTTTACATACGGGGTGTGAATGTGGAATACCGGAGAATGGGCTAAGGTACACACCAGCGCCGATTA